TGTATAGACCAAATTTAGCACAATTCAAACTGACCAGTGGTCACGAAATTATTTGTGAATTACTTGCTGAAGGTGATTCAGAAGAAGATAGTGCAGAAGCAGGAAAAAGAAAACTTGGTGAGAATGAAATTTTAGCCAGAAATATACTAATGATTATACCTGTTGATTATAATGGTGAACGTAAGTTTATGTTTCGACCTTTTCTTCAATACGCTGAATCAAGCGAAGATTTAATTATTTTAAATTCTGCTCACATTGTCAGTATGAACAGACCTAACATTATGCTTGTAAATGATTATAAAATTTCTCTTGCTGAAATTCATGAAGAGTATGAAGAAAGAAAAAAAGATTATGCCAGAGAAGTAAGCAAGCATGTTGCAAAAGTCAGACAAGCTTTCGAGCAAAATCTAAAGAGCTGGATGGATGGTGACTCTGCTGCATTTGATTTAGATGACGATCCTTTAGGTGTTGTTGTTCCTTTTCCTACGAAGAACGACAAAATTCACTGACCATATTCTCGGTGGGTGCGAAGTTTTCTTAGTTTATACGAAAAATTTTGAGTTGTCAAGTATTGCTTGACAGTTCAATTGATGATACTATAGTTTATGTTTTCTTGATGCGAGATACTCATGGATAAAAATAAAAACAAACCACACTATGTCAACAACGAAGATTTTTCGAATGCAATTGTTGAATACGTAAGAACCGCAAATGAACAAGTCGCAGCAGGACAAACCAAACCTGTAGTCACTACTTACATCGCAGAGTGTTTTCTAAAAATCGCTGAAGGGCTTTCTCATAAGGCTAACTTCATCGGCTATACATATCGCGAAGAAATGGTGATGGATGCAGTTGAAAACTGTCTAAAAGCGATTGACAATTACAATCTCGAAACTGCAACTCGAACAGGCAATCCTAACGCATTTGGATATTTTACGCAAATAGCTTGGTATGCTTTTCTTCGCAGAATGGAGAAAGAAAAGAAGCAACACGATATCAAGTTGAAATTCTTTTCTGAATACGGTGTCGAAGAACTTCTTGCAGAAGATAACGACGATGCGATTCATCAGACTCAATCTTTGATTGACGACATTCGCGTAAGAATTGATTTAATCAAAACAAATGATCGAATGATTAAAGAATATGCAAAAGAACAAAGACGCCGAAGAAGAAAGCGCACTGACTCAGACTTAACCGATTTCTTTATGGATGAAGAATTCCCATGAAAACAGCAACACAAAAAAATACTGCATCATCGAAAAAAAGCTGGTATAATGATTATGTGAACCACGAGAACGCTCAGTATAGAATGACATTCATTCAATACAAGAAGCTTCGACGCGAAGGAAAGATTAAGTGAAGATAGCAATTTTAAATGATACGCACTGCGGTGCAAGAAATTCTTCTGATATTTTTATGAACTATCAGGAGAAATTTTATCGTGATGTATTTTTTCCGTACCTATTGGACAATGGAATCAATAAGATTCTTCATTTAGGTGACTACTATGATAATCGAAAGTTCATCAACTTCAAAGCGCTAGAACATAATAGAAAAATCTTTCTTGAGAAACTTCGAGAATACAAGATTCATATGGACATTATTCCTGGCAATCACGACGTGTATTACAAGAACACCAATGATTTAAACTCACTCAAAGAGTTGCTTGGACACTACATGGCTGAAGTTCGAATCATTGACGAACCTACTGTAGTAAACTATGACGGATTAGATGTAGCTTTGGTACCTTGGATTAATCCTGAAAACGAACAGTTCAGTCTTGAATTCATTTCGAAATGTAAAGCACAAATCGTCGCAGCGCATCTTGAACTGGCAGGATTCGAAATGCAAATGGGCATACCTTGCACTGAAGGTATGGACATGAATCTGTTCGAACGATTCGAAATGGTGCTGTCTGGACATTTTCATACGAAGTCGCAAAGAGGTAATATACATTATCTTGGATCGCAATTGGAGTTCTCCTGGAGCGATTTGGACGACAGAAAATATTTTCACATACTAGATACCAATACAAGAGAAATCAAGCCTATACCGAATCCTATGACGATCCACGCACGCATTTACTATGATGATTTGAATTCCGAGACTGATTTCAAATACACCAATGGAGATCTCTCTCATATCGATGAAAAGTTTGTCAAGCTTGTTGTCGTGAACAAATCTAATCCGAAACTCTTTGATCGATTCGTGGATCGGATTCAGAAGCGAAACATTTACGATCTTAAAATATCAGAAACGTTTTCTGAGTTCGTAGGAAAAAATGTAGACGATGAGCAAATAACAGTTGAAAGTACAGAAAATTTGTTGTACTCTTACATAGATGCTGTAGATACGGTTCTTGACAAAAACAAAATCAAGACCATCATGCATCAGTTGATGATTGAAGCTCAGAACATGGAAATTGCATGATCGTTTTCAAAAAAATTCGATACAAAAATTTTCTTAGTACAGGCAACTGTTTTACGGAAATTTCTCTCAATTCGAATAAGACTACTCTCGTAGTAGGACAGAACGGATCTGGCAAGTCAACAATGCTTGATGCTTTGTCGTTTGCACTTTTTGGTAAGGCTCACAGAAATATCAATAAGCCGCAGTTAGTAAATTCTATTAACCAAAGAGACATGTTGGTTCAAATTGAATTCAGCATTGGAAGCTCTGACTATAGAATCAATCGCGGTGTCAAACCTACTGTGTTTGAAATTTATAAAGATGACGTTCTTATCAATCAAGATTCGCACAACAAAGATTATCAAAAAGTTCTTGAACAAAATATTCTGAAACTCAATCACAAATCGTTTCATCAAATTGTTGTGCTTGGTTCTTCTTCGTTTGTTCCTTTCATGCAGTTGCCTGCGCAACATCGTAGAGAAGTGATCGAAGATCTTCTTGACATTAATGTGTTCAGTAAAATGAATCAAGTTCTTCGCGAACAGGTATCCATTCTAAAAGATAAATCAGCGGTCAACTCACACTCATTAGAGATAGTAACGACCAAAATAGATGCACAGAAAAAATACATTCGCGATGTGACTAAACTAAACGTTGAGTATCTCGAAGAAAAGAAGAATCAGGTTCAACAATTGTCTGATGAAATTTATCAATTGACTTCAGAAAATAATGTCTTGATAGAAGAAAATGATGCCAAAGAAAATGACATAAACAATGAGATTATGTCTTTTACAGGTAAACTTTCTCTGTTGAGATCGTATGAAGCAGATTTCAAATCTAAAATGAAAACAATTGTAAAAGAAGCTAAGTTCTATGAAGATAATGAAATTTGCCCAACGTGCGAACAAGACATTAACGCAAATCTGAAAACAGAAAAGCTTTGTCACACAAAGAATAAAGCTAAGGAGATTCAATCAGGAATAAAGAAAGTAGAAACAGAAATTCAAAATGTTGAAAGTTCATTGAAGTCTGCTGAAGAAAAAATGAAAGAAGTGCGCAATATTCAGTCGCAAATTAATAGTAATAATCAAACGATTCAGAGACTTCAAATGAACATCAATCAGATTCAGGCTGAGATAGTGAAAATGTCTGCGCCGTCTGATGATATGACACAAGCTAATGCAGAGCTAGAAGAACTTCAAAATTCTAAAGATACTTTACTGCAAGAGAAATATGAATTGAATGAGCAGTCATCATATCATCAAGTCATTGGCGAGTTGTTAAAAGACACAGGAATAAAAACTAAAATCATCAAACAATACATTCCAGTCATCAACAAATTGTCAAATGATTATCTACAGATTCTTGACTTCTATGTGTCGTTTCATCTGGATGATACATTCAAAGAAACAATCAAGTCGAGGCATCGTGATGTATTCACGTATGAATCTTTTTCAGAAGGTGAAAAGCAGCGTATCGATTTGGCGCTGCTGTTCACTTGGAGAATGATAGCGAAAATGAAGAATAGTGTAGCAACTAACTTGCTTATTCTTGACGAGACATTTGATTCAAGTCTCGATGCTGATGGCGTAGAGAATCTTACGAAGATATTAGAAACGCTTGATGATAA